CCTTCGTTACGAAAAAAGTTTGCTGCACTAGAACAAACAGCAGAAGACGCTGTAAGAGACAAGCTAGTAGATATTGCACAGACAGCAGTATCATATTCACCTGTAGATACTGGTGCTTATGTAACTTCATTTTCCTATACTGTAGGTGCTGGTCGTCCAAGAGGGAAATCCTCTAGAAATAAACCTACAAATCAGGGTGCAGGAGCAATGCGTAAAGAAGGTTTTGGTAATCTTGTTTCAGATATAAACAAAGTACCTAACCTACTTAATACAACAGCTATTACACTAAGAAACGGCTCACCACACGCTACTGCTGTAGAATATAAACATGGGTATCATGTATTTGCTAAGGTAAGGAATATTCATGGCTAGTATACACAATGATATTCGTGCTGCTTTAGAGACAAAATTATCTAATGTTTCTGGTTTACCTGACATTGCATATGAGAATGTTTCCTTTGATCCGACGACAGGTACAAGCTATGTCAAGTGCCAGTATGTCCCGACACTCCGTAGACCTGCTGTAAGAGGTTTAAACCCCCAACAGAGATACCAAGGCGTATTTACTGTTCTTGTTTATACCCCAGAGGGAAACGGTCCAGCTACTGCTGATGATCTAGCTAATACAGTTATAGAAGCATTTGAGGCAACGACTGATATTAGCTTTACTAACTCATCCGATGAGACAATAATCGTGTCCATAGATTATGCTGAACGGCAGCAAGGCTTTGTGGACAGTCCTTGGTACTATATTCCGATTGATATCGGCTGGTACATATACAATTAATTAGGAGAATATAAATGGCCTTCGCACAGGGTTCTCGTTCCACGCTGTCATATATTACCGAATCGACTTTCGGTACGACACCTGCTGGAAACTTCCAAAACTTACCATTCAATACACACTCACTAAACCTAACTCGTGATCGTGTTGCTGGTAATGAAATTCAAGCTGACCGTATGACACGAGTTGACCGTCAAGGTAACAGTCAAGTAGGTGGTGACATCGTTGTTGACCTACGTGATGGTGACTTTGATGAGTTCTTAGAATCTGTTATGCTTAACACATGGGATACAAGCCCATCGTCAGCACCAGACGTACTAAAAGTCGGTACAACACCAAAGTACTTCTCTATTGAAGATTATGCAGCAGACATCGATCAAGCTCGTTTGTTTACTGGCTGTACAGTATCTACAATGGGTATTTCTATGGCACCAAACCAGATGGTTACAACAACCTTTGGTATTATTGGTTCAGACATGAGCATGTCAGCTACAGAGAAGACACAAGACGCTTCTTCCTCAGCACAACCATTTGATGCTTACTCAGGTGATTTGGCTATCGGTAACGTAGGCTCTTCATCTTCTGCTGCTATTATCACAAGTATTGACTTCACAGTTAACAACAGCTTCTCACCAACATTCGTTATTGGTAGCTCTGCAGCACCATCTTTAGAATATGGTATGTCACAGGTTGAAGGTACATTCACTGCATACTTTGAAGATGATGCATTGATTAACCGTTTCTTGAATGAGACTGAAAGTGAATTGGTTATTACAGTTAATGATCCATCAGCAGCTAATGAATATGAGTTCATGTTCCCACGTATTAAAGTGAACTCTGCTGATGTTGGCGTTGACGGACCACTAAGCCGATTAATCACAATGTCTTTTGTTGCCCTATACGACAGCACAGAAGACACTAACTTTAAAATCAGTCGTCCCGAGACTGCGTAATCCCTAGCTAGGGCGAGGGGTGCTGGTGTCGGGTCTGGCATCCCTCACATTTACTAACCCGATAATCCCGATAAACAAGGAAACTCGACATGGACTTGAAAGATTTAACCCCAAGCAGTGACACTGTAGAAGCTACTATAGTACACCCTGCCACCCTAGAAACACTTACCAATGATGATAAGTCTCCTATGACTATCACACTACATGCACCACACTCTAAGGCTTATAAATCTGCTATACATGAGCAGACAAACAAACGCCTCAAGAAAGCACAAGGTAAGAAAAGCTTAGAGGTTACAGCAGAGGAGCTAGAGGACGCTGGCTTGGAACTCTTAGCTAAAGCAACCAAAGGTTGGAATATCACATTCGACGGTGAACAACCAAAGTTTAGTGCCACAAAAGCTAAGGCCATCTACTCAGAAGTATTTTGGCTACGTGAACAAATTGAAGAGGCTCTGAATAGTTCTCTGGATTTTATGAAAGTGTAGTATCAGATTTGTGTGAATGGGCAGGACACCAGTTCAAACTGAATAAGCCCACAGAATCAGGTACTACAGAACGTGAACACTTAGAAGAAGTAGAAAGGCAGACTGGACGTAAGATTGAAGCATTGGAACCCCCGACAGAATTTCCTGCTATCATATCTCATGTCTGGTCTGCCTTTATTACATTAAGCAACAGTAGGTCTGCTGGTTTCTCAGGCCCAAACCCGATAACATACGAACAAATTAAGGCGTGGAAAGAATTGACAGAGACACCACTTGCATCTTGGGAAGTAGAAGCAATCAAGCGTCTAGATGTCGTATACTTAGGGGTAGCTAATGGCTAATGACTTAGAACTCAGAGTTGGCGTTGTAGGTGGAGATGATCTACTGAAAGTAACCAATAGCTTTATGAAGATAGAGCGAGAGGTAAAGAAGTTAGCTAAGGCCCAGACTAAAGCACAAATTGACTCTGTTGCTATGGCTAAAGCCATAAACCAACTTAGAGACAGACTTGTAGGTATGGGTTTTAGTGCCAAACAAGCAGAGGCAGCTATACTACGGCTTTACAATGCCGAAATTAAGACTATTAAAGCCACTAAAGATTTAACTCAAGCGCAAATGGCGGCTACTAAATCTAGCAATCGTATGGGTGTAGTAACTCAGCAAGTGGGTTATCAGGTATCTGACTTTGCAGTTCAAGTTCAAAGTGGCACTAATGTTGCAGTAGCATTTTCTCAGCAAGCATCCCAGCTAGTAGGTGTTTTACCTTTAGTTGCTGGTAGCTTAGGATTAACAACTAAGGCTGCTATAGCTTTATCTGCTGGTTTAGGTATTGCAATACCCTTAATAAGTTCTGCCGCTATGGTCTTCATGAACATGAAGAAAGAAGCAGATGATGCTGCTGATAGCACAGATACTCTTGAAGATAGAATAAAATCATTAGATGAAAAACTAAAAGAGTTTCTCCAGACTAGGGAAGCACTATCTCGTGGGTTGTCTCTGGATGAGCTTCTAGCTGGAGATTCCTTAGAACAGGCTAAAAGACAGCTTGTTGAGGCGAATAATGCTTTAGTAGCTATTCAACAAAGGTCTGCATCTATGGCTGCATCTAGGCAGTCATTAAGGGGTGGACAAACCATGTCAGCCTCTGAAGCTGAAGCTGCTTTTGGTAGTAGTCTACAAAGTATTACAGAGGCCACTCAATTATTAGAAGATCAAGCTAAAGCGAGGGGTGATCTTGAGGTAGCTCAACAAAGGTATAACACTTTACTTGAGAGAGAAAATGAATCTAGGCAGAAAGCTCAAAAGGCAGAGCTTGACAGACAAGATTTGGAAAACACTAGATTAAAGTTTGGTGAAGAAAGTGTAGAGACTTTTGAGAAAGAGTTAGAGCTTTCTCTAAAAGCATTAGAAGCAGACCTTAAGTCAAAGAATGTTAACGAGAATGTACTAAGCCTTATACTTAAAAGGGAAGAATTACTACAGAGGGAACTACGATCAGCTAATGAAAAGTCTGAAGCAGAAGAGAAGCTCTTAACACTTAATCAAAGACGCTTCAAAGTTTTGATGGACAGTATAGCAGCTAATGATAAACTAAATGCCTTTACGTCAGATGAACTTAAGAAGTTACAAGATCAAAACTCTCTATTGCAAATGCAACTTCAGTTTGGTAAGGAGTCTACTGCTGTAAGACAGTTAGAGACTGACATAGCTGTAGAAAATTATGAAGCTGACTTACTAAGAAAAGGTATTGCAGAAGAGACAGTTGAGGAACTATCAGATCAGTATAGACTTAGTCTGAATTTAACCGAGCAACTTAAAGACCAAGTAGCACAAGCACGGGAGTTTAAGAGGCAAGTTCAAGACGTATCTAAGTCTTATGGTAAAATGCTTGAAAAGCGTGTAATAGCTGATGCATTTGACCCTCGTGGTGAAGCGGGTATGACTGCAACGCAAGCGTTACGACTTGGTGTTGACTTGTTTGCAGATGATGGAGATACTTCTAAAACGAAACGTGACCCTTTAGTAGAACTTAGAAAGCAACTTGATGTAGAAGAAGCTCTAGTTGGTAAGACAGAAGCTCGTAAACGTGTTATCAAAGCTCTTGGTGTAGACTATAAGAGGTATGGTAAAGACACTATCAACTCTTTAGAGGCACAAATCAACAGGACTATGATCCTACAAAAGCTTGAAGAAGACAGAATACAAAAACTAGAAGATGCCAGACAGAAACAAAAAGAAGTGGCAGATGATATAGCTGGTTCTATGGGTGATGCCTTTACGTCTATTGTCGATGGCACTAAATCTGTTAAAGACGCTTTCCGTGACATGGCTAGATACATCATCGGTAGGCTCTACGAAATTCTAGTTGTAGAACAAATGGTACAATCTATCTCTGGTGCTATACAAGGTGCTATGATAGGTCCAGTACAAGGGCCAATGTTACCTAGTGCAAACGGTAATGTGTTCTCTAATGGTTCTGTCGTACCTTATGCTAATGGTGGTGTCGTAGGTTCTCCTGTGTACTTTCCTATGGCTGGCGGTCGTACAGGACTAATGGGTGAAGCTGGACCAGAAGCTATCATGCCACTTAAGCGTGGTAAGAATGGTAAACTAGGTGTACAATCAGAGGGTGGTGGTGAAATAACAATTCATCAGAATTTCAACTTCGCTGCTAATGGTGACGAGAGTGTCAAGAAGATTATTGCACAACAGGCACCTAAGATTGCTCAGATGACACAACAACAGATCATGGACTCTCGTCGTAGAGGTGGTCAAATGAAGGCGGTATTCGGCTAATGGCACTTAGTTATCCACTAGACCAACCAACAGGTATTGGTATCGCACAGATTGAGCTTAGGGCAGTAAATGCTGTCGCTACATCTCAATCTCCCTTCACCTTTAAACAGCAAGTGGTATCTCATCAAGGTCAAAGATGGGAAGCCTCTGTTTCCATCCCTAGTGTCCGTAGAGACTTAGCTGCACCTTGGAAGAACATGCTTGTAGGTCTAAAGGGTCCAACAGGGACATTCCTTATGGGAGACCCTGACTATGCCACTCCTAGAGGCACTCTTATATCTAATGGGGATAGCATTACAGCTACAGCTACTGGTTCTGCAGGGGATGATGACGTAACTATCACTATGACCTCTGGGACTGACACACTACTGGCAGGTGACTATATCCAATTAGGGACTGGTAGTGAGGCCAAGCTACATCAAATCTTAAGTGACATAACAGGTACAGGTCAGGTAGACATCTGGCCTAACTTACGCACAGACTATACTGCAGAGACAGTAATCACAACAAGTCCCAAGGGTGTCTTTAGACTTAAAGAAAACATAAGCTCTTGGTCGATTAACAATTCCAGCTTCTATGGTATTTCCTTTGAAGCAGTAGAAGCTATTACGGGGTAGACATATGGCAGACCGCAAAATATCAGAGTTAACCAACATCACAGGGGCTAATTTAGCTGATGGGGATGAGCTTGTTGTCGTTGAT